CACGGCTTGGGAATATAACAAGTCGAATCGATCCGAATGGATGCTTTATGATGAAAACGATAAAGCCGTCCACTACTCGGAATGGGCATGGATTGGTCAATCCATAGACTATCTGATTCATAATACTTCCTCCCTAGAGGAATTGAAGAATAACATCGGCCACATGATGCAGATATTCACTGGTCCACCAAGTAATGAGTGATTGACTATTACACTGGACTATGATATACTTTCACAATGGTATAATATGAAGGAATTGATCCATGAAACTAACTGAAAACACCATCTCCGTTCTCAAGAATTTTGCGACAATCAATGAAAGTCTCCTGATCAATTCAGGAACTCAGCAACGAACGATGAACATCGACCGTACGATTTTGGCTGAGTTTACGGCCTCTGATAATTTCCCGATCCAGTTCGGAATTTATGATCTGCCACAATTTCTGGCCAATATCGCCCTTCTGGAAAATCCAGATATTGAGTTTGGTGAGAAGTCTCTGGTCATGACAAGTGATATGCGATCCCTATCATTCAATTATTGTAGTCCCACCCACATCAAAAGCCCACCCAACAAGACCCTCAAGATCGATAGTCCGGATGTCGAGTTTGATCTGACATCCGACAATTTCCAGTTTCTCCTGAAATTGGCCGCGACAAACAATCTTCCCAATGTTACCGTAGCCAATGATGGTAACCAACTAATCATCAAGACATATGAACGATCCAATGATTCATCAAATGTCGGAACGATTCAGTTGGGTAATTACGAAGGTAAGGATTTCTCCGCGACCTTCAATGTGAATAACTTCAAGATGAATGTGAATGATTACCATGTGAAGGTAAATCTCGAAGGCTTTGCGCTGTTTGAGACAAAGGATCAGACGCTTCGGTATTTCATCGCACTCGACAAGTAGGAGATTGAATATGAGTATGATTGGACATAACCAACCGGTAATGAATGTCAATTCCCTATCGGCCGTGGATAAGGAAAAGGTCAAGAAAGCCTTGTCTGAAATGAATGATAGCATGACACGGGCCGCTTCCGAAAGGTCTCTCCAAAAGGAAATCATTGATGAGGTTTTCGATGCGGTCGGTCTTGACAAGAAGATGATGCGGCGAATGGCTCGCGTCTATTTCAAGGCCAATTTCAATGATGAGGTAGAAGCCAACAATCAGTTTGAGGACTTCTATAAGGGCATCGTGCAGGCTAAACAGGACACCGCAAATAATGTCTGAATTCCTCTGGGTGGAAAAATATCGACCACATACAGTGGGTGATTGCATTCTTCCTGATCGATTGAAAAGATCGTTCCAGAAGTATGTGGAGACACAGGAAGTTCCCAATCTGATGTTGACGGGTACTGCTGGTGTCGGTAAGACTACCATAGCAAAGGCCATGTGCGAGGAGATCGGTCTGGATCATATCGTTATCAACAGTTCGGAAGAACGTGGTATTGATACCCTTCGTACCAAGATCAAGAGTTATGCATCGACCATGTCGCTGGTTGGTGGAAGAAAGGTGATTATTCTTGATGAAGCCGATTATCTGACACCAGACGCTCAGGCCGCTCTCCGTGGTGTCATGGAGGAGTTTTCGGATAACTGTACCTTCATATTCACTTGCAATTTCAAGGGTCGTCTTATCGACGCTCTCCATTCGCGCTGCACGGTTGTGGATTTTGTCCTTCATCCGGATGAAAAGAAGGATATGATCGTTTCGTTTTTCAAGCGGGTAGGTGATATCCTGACACAAGAAGGTGTGACATTCAAGAAACCTGTATTGGCCAAGATTCTTGAGAAGCATTTTCCTGATTACCGGCGAACACTGAATGAAGTCCAGAGGCTAGCCGCTGATGGATCGATTGATGTGGACGATCTGGCCAATGTCTCGGATGTTCGGAAATTGGGCGAGTTGATTGCCGCACTCAAGGAAAAAGACTTCAAGGCCATGCGAAAGTGGGTGACTGGTAATAGTGATATCGATCCAGCCAGAATCTACCGATCAATCTATGATGCGCTCTATGAGTATTTTCAACCTGCGAGTATTCCTGAGGCTGTTGTGATCATCGCGAGATATCAATATCAGGCCGCATTTGTGGCTGACCAGGAGATAAATCTTTGTGCATGTCTAACCGAGATCATGGTAACTTGTGAGGTAAAGTGATAGAAAAAACAACAAAAGAATTCTTAAAGGAGGAAATAACACAACATTCATATGATGTTACAGTCGATGTGAATAATAGATTTAGATATTTTCGTAGAAACGATATATTAGAAAATACGGAAGCATATCTATATCTGATGAAAATAACATGGATTGAGGATGGAACATATGCTAAGGATTCCATCAAATATTATGGCGGTTATCATACTGGAACAATAGATTCATTATTGAATAATGGATATGTATGTTCATCAGATTCCGTTTTGGAAATAATTAAGTCTGAATTTGTATATACAGAATATTATATCTTAGAAACTGGCTCGACTCAGTTGATGAAAACTATGGAACGAATTAAACTAAAATCGGTTAAAGCAAAATCTAATATAGATTTTCTAAACAAAAATGAAGGTGGAGGAATAGATATTATGCCAACTGAGCTTTTTGAAGACAATGCCGTAATAGTTTATGATAATATTCAAAAACCAGATTATTATCCTATACGATCATTTAATAGAGATGTGGCGGAAAAAGTAGAAAAACTACAGTATCGTTTTTCTACAAAAAAGGGTGACGGATATACAGATCCGGAACACGTTGCACGACTGGTAATAGTGGTAAAGGAAGCAAAAACTATTGACGATATGCCTCTGATACATTTGTTAATGGATGAAAATGATGAACCAAAATATTCAATTAACGGCCATCATTCATTAAATGCATATCTTCAATGTAAAACAGACACGCCGCATTATTCTGGTGTAAGACAGTTTCGGGCTATGTGTATACCACATTGCGATTGGAAAGATTTTACGGATATTGATTTTCGACAATTATCCAATTTATTGAATCCGCGACCCGAAATTTATACTCTACCTACCACAAACGAATCGTTAGCCTTTGCTTTATCCGAACTAATAAAGAAATGTAATCTATACACTCATGGCGACAAAAGTTTACCCAATACTAGCTCCCCAATAGTAACAAAATTTTATGCTTCACATAAAATCAAATCGCCTGGTGTAAAAAGTGCTATCAGTAAATTGGCCAAATCAATATTGGAAGGCAATACGGAAGCCGACGGCGATTTCTTTGGTTATTGGGGCACAAAGAAATTGAAATTGACTGAAAATATCGAATACAAAAATCGTTATGAAGAAATGGAGGCTGCCGTTCGCAAGAAATATGTTGACTCAGGACTCTACGGCTCTAATATATGGATTATCAAACTATCGAATCATGATGATATCACAAAAAGAATAAACAAGAAGTTTATTTTTGATTCTAATGGTGATATTGATAACACTAAAATGGCCTCACATATTCATTTCTTCTTCTATTATGTCAACAGTTCTGAGGCCAATAGCAAGAAGGCAAGAAAGAAATTGATGGCAAAATATGAGTTTTATAGAGAAGCGTTTGAGCAATGTCATGGCATCACTATGAGCTTTGATTTTTTGCCGTGGAAAAAGTCTAAAATGAACATAAAAAAATCCAATTTGGATAATATAATCAGCATTGAAGAAGTTAAGGAAGCTAAGGTAAAGAATGCCTGACCTATTCAAAGATATCCTGCCGTCGATCCTCGTCACTAAGAAGAATGTTCTTGGTGACGAGGAAGGTTCGTATGTGCCGTTCATCATCAATCGGGCCCTATCCTATCATTATGACTGCATTCTGCCAGCCAATGAGATGAATATGGCTGCTCATCTATCCAAAGCCATGCAATATCAGTATCATCTAAATAAGATACGGGCATGGAAACGTCCTTTTCAAAAGTGGCAGAAACTTGAGAAAAATGATGATTTGGACCTTATCAAAGAGAAGTATGGTTACTCAAACGATAAGGCCCGAGCCGCCCTTGAAATCCTGTCGGAAGAACAGGTCGAAACAATTCGAGCAGAAATGGACAAAGGTGGTTTCAATGATAAACATAAGCGATCTAATCGAGGTAACCCTAAACGAACCGGATGATTTTCTAAAGGTGAGAGAAACACTTTCACGCATAGGAATTCCTTCCAAGAAAGAAAACATTTTATATCAGTCATGTCATATTCTACATAAACAGGGTCGATATTACATTCTTCATTTCAAGGAACTTTTTTTATTGGATGGAAAGACATCAAATTTCACAGAAGATGATAAAGCGCGACGAAACACGATTGCCAATTTACTCCATGAATGGGAGTTGGTGGATCTTTGTGATGAAAGAAAATCCAGTGATCCTGTAGTACCAATCAGTCAAATCAAGATTCTGCCACATAAGGAAAAAGATAAGTGGCAACTCGTAACCAAATACAACATCGGACATAAGAAGGAAAATCATTATGCCAAAAGCGACAACATCAACGACCGAGGCTGAACTAGGATATTTCAAACTCCATGATGCAGCACCTACACCCGTCTTTTCAACAGCCGAATCTTGTTGCTTCGATCTAGCCTTCAATGCGGCTGGAAATCGCGAAGTCAAGGGATATAACAGGTTCAATAATGCCATTTCACGGACACTGGTTGATACGAACGGCGCACTTACCATTGTAACTGGTGATCGACTTGCTATTCCTACAGGATTGATTCTTCAAATACCTACAGGATATTCGGTTCGTGTTCATGCACGATCAGGTTTATCATATAAGCAGGGCCTCATCCTTGTAAATTCAGAGGGTGTAATCGATTCGGATTATTTCCATGAATTGTATGTCCTTATGTCAAATGTGTCCGATACCAATATCGTCATTCAACACGGCGATCGGATTGCA